AGAAATTACTGAAAAAGAAAACGATGCAATTATTGTTGCTTCATATGGAACATTTAGTACAGGAATCAACATAAGGAATTTGCACAATGTTATTTTTGCTTCTCCTTCTAAATCCAGAATACGAAACTTACAAAGTATTGGACGAGTACTTAGAAAAGGATCCAACAAAACAAAAGCGACTCTTTATGATATCGCTGACGATATATCCTACAAATCCAGGAAAAATTATACACTTAACCATTTGATAGAAAGAATTAAAGTTTATAATGAGGAGAACTTTAATTATGATATTGTAAACATACCGCTAAAAAATTAATGGAAGAAGAGTTTTACGCAGTAATAAAATTAGTTTCAGGTGAAGAAATAGTTTCCTTAGTATCTAAGGATGACAATGATGGAGATCCAGTATTAGTTCTTCAAACTCCTATCATCATGCACATGATTCAAAATCATAGAGGTAATGTCGTAAAGATTAAACCTTGGATGGAAATACCAGATGATGATTTCTTTATTATAAAACCTGAAAAGATTTTAACAATAACAGAACTAAAAAATGATGTTATCATTAACATATACAATAACTATGTGAAAGATGAAGAAATGCCTAAACACATAAGAAAAGAGAATAAAAAATCTGGAAAGGTAAAACCATCCAGAGAAATGGGATATATTAGTAGTGTAGAAGAAGCAAGAAAAAAACTTGAAGATCTCTATAATCTTAAAGAAAACTCATAGCTAATAGATTACCCATCAAACCTAACAAAGGTATTCTACTTATAATTCGCTATGTTGTCAAGTCATAAAAGTGTGTTATAATAAACATATGAATTATTATTAAATGCAAATGTTATGCCTAGAAAAAAGACAGAACAATACGTAAATAACAGAGAGTTGTTGGACGCTTTAATTGTCTATAGATCTAAGGTAGAAAAACATTTCATCGAGAACTACGGTAGAGAACCTACTAAAGAGGATAGAGCAAAGCGGTGGCCTGGTAAACCTCCAATTACAAACTATCTTGGTGAATGTTTCCTAAAGATCGCTACACATCTATCTTATAAACCAAACTTTGTCAATTACATGTTCCGTGAGGACATGATCTCTGATGGTATTGAGAATTGTGTGCAGTATATACACAATTTTAATCCAGAAAAATCAAAGAATCCTTTTGCATATTTTACTCAAATCATTCATTACGCTTTCCTTCGTAGGATTCAGAAGGAGAAGAAACAACTTGAAATCAAATCAAAAATCATTTCTAAATCTGGATATGATGAAGTCATGATGGTTGATGACAGCTTGCTTTCTGGCAGTAGTTCAGACTATAATAGCATCAAAGATGCCATCACCCAGAAGAATAGATGAAGGTTGCTATCATTACAGATACTCATTATGGTGCTCGTAAAGGATCAAAGTTTCTTCACGATTATTTTGAGAAGTTTTACAAAGATATTTTTTTCCCAGCATTAGAGGATAATAATATCACAACCGTGATTCATATGGGAGATGCTTTTGATAGTCGAAAATCAATTGATTATCAAAGTTTAGAGTGGGCAAAGAGAGTTGTATTTGATCCTCTCAAATCATATGATGTTCACATGATTGTGGGTAATCATGATTGTTATTACAAGAATACTAATGAAGTCAATTCTCCAGAACTTCTTCTTCAAACTTATAGTAATATTAAAACCTATAGTGAAATTTCAGAAGTTGCTATAGATAATTTGCAAGTGCTGTTTATTCCGTGGATCAATGCTGAAAATTTTGAAAGTAGTGTCAAATCTATTAAAGATTCAACTAGCAAAGTCGCGATGGGGCACCTTGAACTCAACGGATTTAGAGCGCATCGCGGTCACACCATGGAAGACGGTATGGCGAGCGAACTATTTGAGAAGTTCGAGCGGACATTTTCGGGTCATTACCATACACGATCAGACAACGGACGAATCTTCTACCTAGGCAATCCTTATGAGATGTTTTGGAATGATGTGAATGATCCTCGCGGATTTACAATTTTTGATACAGAAACTCTTGAGCACACTCATATTGAAAATCCATATAAACTTTTTCATAATATTTACTATGAAGATACTCCATTACAATTATTTAAATTTAAGGAGTATGAAGGTAAGATTGTAAAAGTAATTGTTCGTAAAAAAACAGAACCCAAACAGTTTGAAAAGTTTATTGATAAACTTTATTCCGTTGGGGTTCAAGATATGAAAATTATTGAGAACTTTCAAATTCATGAGAGTGAAGATTTTGAAGTTGATGAGGAGGAAAACACGATATCAATTTTGAATAGATATATTGAAGAGTCTGATTTAGAACTTGATAAAGGTGTAGTCAAGAAAATTCTTCAGGATCTTTACAGACAATCTTGTGAGGTCGAGTAATGTACCTATTAACTGTAAAGAATAATAAAGATGAGGGAGCATATGCCGTTCAGGATTCTCATGGACATAAGGTTCTTTTTCTTTTTGAGGAGGAAGATGATGCGGAAAGATATTCTATAATGATTAGTAGTGAAGAATATGCAGAAGAACTAGAGGTAGTAGAAGTTGACGACGAGCTTGCAATAAAAACATGTAAGATGTATAATTATAAGTATTCCATAATTACACCAAACGATATTGTAATCCCACCAAATAATGATAATCTTCAAGACGATTAAGTGGAAAAATTTTCTTTCAACGGGAAACCAATGGACTAGTATTGATTTTGAGAGTAATAATACTAATTTGATTATTGGAACAAATGGATCTGGAAAGTCTACTCTATTAGATGCTCTTACCTTTGTTTTATTTAATAAACCATTCCGCAAAATTAATAAACCTCAACTTGCAAATTCTACAAACGAAAGAGATTGTTTAGTTGAAATTACATTTCAATTGAACGGTAAAGAATATTTGATTCGTAGAGGAATCAAACCAAATATTTTTGATATTGAAGTTGATGGATCATTGCTACACAAAGAGGCAGATGATAGATCCAATCAAAAAATATTAGAGGAAAGCATTCTCAAAGTAAATTATAAATCATTTACTCAGATTGTTATTTTGGGTAGTAGTACTTTTGTACCTTTCATGCAATTGACTACTGCAAATCGGAGAGAAGTAATTGAAGATCTTTTGGATATTCGTATTTTCTCCGTGATGAATAATCTTTTAAAAGAAAAGATGAGAATTTATAAGGAGCAAGTAAAATCTCTAGAACTTAAAAAAGAAAATATTAAAGAAAAAGAAAAGATGCAGAGAGACTTCATGGAGGAGTTGGAGAATCGTGGAAATGAAAACATAGAAACAAATAAATCTAAGATTGAAAAACTTCTAAAAGAAGTTGATATGTATATGTTAGCTAATGCAAGAGTTGAAGAAGACATACACAGATATACAAAGGAGATGGAAGAGGTAGCAGGTGCCAGAGAAAAGTTATCTAAACTAAACAATTTAAAAGGTAAGATTTCCAATAAGGTTTCAAATATAACTAAAGAGCATAAGTTTTTTACGGAGAATGCGGTCTGCCCTACTTGCCGCCAAGATATAGAGGAAGAGTTTCGGTTAAATAGAATTAGTGACGCTCAAGATACAGCAAAAGAACTGAAGAAAGGATTTGATGAACTTGAATCCACTATTAAGTTTGAACAAGAAAGAGAGCGTCAATTCAATTCCCTAACCAAGGAGATTACAAATTTAACACATGGCATTTCTCAAAACAATACTCGGATTAACCTCGACCAGAGACAAATCAGAGATCTTGAACATGAAATTCAAACTATTACCAGCAACCTGCAGAACAGAAATTCTGAACATGAGAAATTAGAACAGTTTAGGGAAACTCTATCGAAGACAATTGAAGATTTATCAGAAAAAAGACAAGAAATCGTTTATCACGATTTTGCCTATTCTCTACTTAGAGACGATGGTGTAAAGACGAAGATCATCAAAAAGTATCTTCCGTTCATAAATCAACAAGTTAATCGTTATCTTCAGATGATGGATTTCTACATCAACTTCAAACTTGATGAAGAATTTAATGAGACTATTGAGTCACCAATTCATGAACATTTTTCATATTCTTCATTCAGTGAAGGTGAAAAAATGAGAATTGATCTAGCACTTCTTTTTACTTGGAGGGAAGTTGCCAGAGTAAAAAACTCAGTAAATACAAACTTGTTGATTATGGATGAAGTATTTGATTCTTCTCTTGATGGATTTGGCACAGATGAATTCTTAAAGATTATTAGGTACGTAATCAAGAACGCTAACATCTTTGTTATATCACATAAAGAATCTTTACTAGATAAATTTGACAGTGTGATAAAATTTGACAAGCAAAAAGGATTCAGTACAATGGTATGATGTTATGGACTACAAACCCTATTCGCCTGAGTGGCACCGCAAAAGGTATCTTAAAGAAGCAATCGAAACATATTTTGATGACTACGTAGATAATGAAGTAATCTACGAAGATATCATGGATATTCTAGGTGCTAGGATGTCTGCTGCGATTAACGAGGTTAACAAGGTTCTTGATTTAAAAGACAAACTCAAAACGAATTAGTATGCTATCAACCCAATACAGACTCCGACTGGAGTTTATCTGTAAGAAGATCGCTAACAATGAAGAAGTAAAATTAGAGGACATGATTTGGGCAGAGAAACTTGCCAAGGCTCATACAACTGCTAGAGATTGGTTAAACAAAGCACGTCGACAAGCATCACAGAATATTGAGGAAGGTAGTACAGATGATTTTCTCAATAGGATGGGATTAGGAGACCCCGACCCATCCAATCACAAAACGGGGTTCGATAGTGCAGATGACATTAAAGATTGGTTTCAACGAGACAAACCTGATGATTGGAGGCAACGTGACTAGTAATGTTACAAAAATGAATATTGTGAATAACTTACTAGATAAAATAGGTGAGTTATTAAATGCGAAAGTGCATCGTCAAGATGTTATAGATTCTACGGGTAATGCTTCAAAAAGAATTATAATCACATACAAGGAGGAAAATGGTTGACAACACAT